AAGTCAACAATAACACCACCATCTTCTTCGGGGGTTATTTCAATGGAGCCAACGTCCTCGGCTTGTATCATCGCCATAACGTCGTTCTGGGAACCCGGTAGCTCCAACTCAATCTCGGCAGACATGTCCTCCAAGTCCATCTGGGAAGGGACGTTGTTGTCCATCAGCCCTGCATTTGTTTTTCGGTCTGCCATAGCCTAGCTCCTAGTAGTTGGGAAAGTCAGTAAGGAACTTGCCACTTTCTTTACGAGGAAAATATAGTTGACCCTCGTCTTGGGTTCCCTTTACTTGTGCGTCACTTTCCCAGTTCTTCCGATGCCCGGGGTTAGCCTTAGACGGCCCTTGCTCTTCCTCAGATCGACCCATGATAGTGTTGAGCTGATTGAATATAACTTGATCTACCTGTTTGGTAAGCTCTGCGGTAGTGGCGTTCATGCCCGCTTGTGCAAAAATACGACGACCAACGGCGTTGTTTCGCTTATCCATCTTGGTGTTAGCTCGACCGCCCGGGGTTACGGAGATTCCTTCCTCCATGATTCCCATAAGATTCGCTGTTTTAGGTCCGTACTGAGAAGCCGCCATAGCGGAAGCAAGCATGTGAGACCTTGCATCCGATAACTCTTGTGGCGTGGGTAGGTCGTCGCGACGGTAAGGTGTTGAATTTCGGGTGCGACCTTCCAAGGCTTCTATTCCCCTAGAGCCATCAGGTAGATTACTTTGTGGATAACCGTATTCGGTAGACAATTGCTGAAAAAAGCTGTTGCCATCAGGGTAAAATTGTTCATTGCCGGGGGAATTAGCAGAAGCAGAGCTTCTGATCCGGCTTAGTAGTTCCCCGTCAAAAGCGTCAGGGTCATCACTGCCCATAACCATATCGCCAAGGAGTGACGTTAATCCCGGCTCGGAATCTTCTGGCAGAAAACCAGCTTCTTGGAAGCGACTTACAACGGCTTGCTTCTCTTCGTCCGAGGGACCTGCGTAAATATCCTCTTCTACGGGGAAGTCAACAGCGGCACCGCCGTCGTTAAAGTACGAAACAAATCCGGCTGCCCCTAGATTAACCGCGGCTTCGGTCATACGCAGTATTTCCGTTTAAGGTTAGTAATATACTCGAACTTTAGCAGAATTTTCATCATCTTCAAAGTCGTCCGAGGGTAGCTGAACAAAGTTACCCTGTCTATACCGCATAAGTGCTTGAGTCATACTATCGACCAAATCGTCGTATTCTCCGTTAGGAAAAGCCGCCACTTCCTCCACTAACTCATCTGCCCAAGTCTCGTCGGGGACCCAAACCATACCGGCCTCGAATAATGGAGAAACACTGTGGACTCTAGTAATCTTGTCATTGCCGCGGCTAGGCGTGAAATTAACCACCGGGATGCCCATAGCCCGCAATTCCTGCGTCAAAGGCGTTCCACTGGCCTTAGCTTCAACAATAACAGTGTCGGGCTCCCAAAAGTTGTACTGCTCTAGCGCAATCTCCTTCAATTCAGGAAAATCCCACCGTCCCTTTTTACTATCTAATAAAATTAAATTGGGACCACTACCACCCTCATTCGGATAAAATACCCCCCACGTCGTAATAGCCGAATAATCCGCCGTCTCCTTCTTGGAAAAAGCCGTATCGTAGCTCTGAATCACGTATTCAAGCTGGGGAACCTTGGGTTTCTCCCACAAGCGCCACCACTCGCGCTTGATGATAGCGTTTTCCTCGCCCGTGGGATTTTGCTGATACTGAGCGTTCCACTTACTCGGCGGAATAGAGGCGCGAACCGCGGTTAAATCTTCGAGACTCCAGTACTCAGGCCAACACGGGGTCCCATCTTCAAAAATAGCAGGTAATTCAACGACTTCCCACTGATCCGCAAGAGGGTCCTTTGCCATAGCTCGCAGTAATTGACCGGTCATATCCTTCTCCGACCACCGAGTCTGAACAATAACAATAGAACCACCCGGCTGTAACCGCTGTCGAGGACCACCTGTGTACCAATCCCACGCATCATCAAAGCCAGAAGCGGACATGGCCGTCTGCTCCGAGTGAGGATCGTCAATAATAATTAAATCGCCACCACGTCCCGCTAAGTTAGACCCAACGCCCACGGCATAGTACATACCGCCCGCTTGCGTGTCCCACCGACCAGAAGCCTTGCTGTCCGCCGCTAACTTTACATCAGGAAAAATGTCCCGGTAATTATCTACCTCCAACAAGTTCTTAGTCTTACGACCGAAGTTAACCGCCAACTCCGTCGTGTGAGTCGCTTGAATGATCTTCATCTTAGGGTTCTTACCCATCATCCACGCCGGAAACAAAAACGAGGCAAACTCACTCTTCGTGTGCCGCGGGGCCATGTTGATAATCAAACGCTTTAACTCACCGCTCGCGACCCTTTGCAACTTGTCCGCAATAATCTTGTGATGACGGCCAGCAATGAACTCCGGCCACATAACTTTTACAAATTGTAAAAAATCTTTTTGGCACGTCTCATTCTTTTCTAGCTGCGCGAGCCGAAGCTCAAGCTTGAGTTTTTTCTCATCCAGCGACGGGTTATTTGCTGCACTCATAGGGGTCCCTGTAACTATTTTTTCGGACTCTTGTACATGTTTCACGTGGAACAATATCGGGTCGCGGCACACGGTACATATGCGATATTACACGCATTTATAAGACAGTTAAAGCTCGTTGGAAATTACACGTGAATATTTGAGAGAAACATGGCCCTAGCTGTAGTCACTTAGGCCCGGGCCGCGGATTGAGCGCCAAGACTAACGATGCAGGGAAGGTGCGGATTGACCCGATAGCCGGGGGACCCGGTCAAATTATCGCGGCACCCGGTCAATTGATAACTGGTCGCGGGTAACTGGTCGCGGGTAACTGGTCGCGCTCCAGTGTTCGAGGTCCGCGATTTGGAAGTTAAAAGACACGTGCAGTTTTCACTTCCACCCGGTCCGTTTTAACTTCCAATGGGTAACGGGTCGCGCTCAGTGTTCGCGGTTCCCGGTCCGGTGTTCGCGGGTAACTGGTCGCGGATCATTAGGCTGGCCTAATGATCCCATTAGGTGAGAAAGTACCTGGTACTTGTCATTGTCGCATACGCTTACCAATAGCTGGTCCCGGACCAGTGCCCGCGGCCCATGAGTTTGGCTGTACGTTCGCGACCCGCGGCCCGGCTTGTTGCACTATTTAAACCGCCCATAAAAAAGCCCGCATGTAGCGGGCTCAGTCAAGGCGTTATCGGGAGGTTAGAAGTCGAAATCTACCACAACCATGCGATCGGGACGTAAGAAGCGCTCGCGATTCACATCGTCAAAGTATGAGCAAGTAAAGGTTGGCGTCCAGAAACCACGCTTACCGCGAATGTATTCACCTCGAACAAAAACCCGGGCGCTATCGGCAGCAAGTTTAAAGTAATCGCCGCGTTTTACTTTTCTGAGTTCGACCATGATCTACGCCTCCCCTTCGATTAATTCATTTGCTGAAAGGTGCAAGCGAAAAGCAAGATCCGTTTGCTTATTGGTATAGCCTCCGAAATCCTCTAGCGCTTCAATCATCCGCGTCCCGAATTTCTGTTGCAGGACTAAGCGCTGGTCCTGATTGAGCAGGGTGAAAACCTCGTGCATTCTTTCGACGACGTTTGCGACTTTGTAAACTTCCTCCGCGTCTATCCCGTCAGCTTCCAATTGATTCCTATAATGTGCGATTGTCATATTGCTTGCCTTTTGATTAATGAGGTTGAAGTTTATGCGATGTTATGCGGGTTTGTCTAGGTGTATATAGTGCGGCATAAAAAAGCCCGGGGGCTTCCCGGGCTTAGGTCGTGCCAGTTGTTACGTCACACGGACGCTATAAGCTGATACTTGTTAGCACGGGAACCATGGGCATTGATAACGATACCCTTAGACCGGCTACCCGTTCGCCCGGAACATGAAAGACAATCTATGCATTGCATCTTATGACCGGCCTCCTTGCTGGCTGGACAAACGGCCTCCCCTTTTACTTTAGGGGATGTCTCATCGGTTACCCGGAAGGTTCGCCACCCGGTAGCTTGCGCGATTAAAGCTTGCTCTTGATTGTCCGCGGATGCCATCACGAGCGATTTCCAACGAGTATCGAAAGCAACCTTTCTATTGTTCCATTGATGAGTGTACCCGGTTCGCCCGTTCGTGATATCGAGCAGCGGCTGCCATGCTGAAAGAGGGACAGCCAGCGGGTCACCATAGGAACCAAGCCGGAGCGGCATTCCGGCAAACTTATCTATTGTCCTATAATCATAGATGCCACGATGGTATGCACGATAAACCGAAAGCGGGGCTTGAAAAGTTACGACATAACAAGAACCATCGTTACTGGGCTTATGCTGGCAGTCTCCGCAGATGCTTTGATCGTCTCCCGTTTTTATTGCCAAATGGGGTTCTATGTCCGCCCGCATAATCCACGTTTGAACCATCACCCCGGTTTTAGGATTCGCGCTAGAAAGAGTGGCTATACATATAATTGGCTTTCCGTCTATCTTACTAGGTCCGTCGTAAACAATCATTTTGATAACCTCGCGACAGTCCAAACTTCCTGTGGGGTGGTGTAATAGGTGCCTCTAAATAAATACATGATTTCGCCTTTTGGTTAATGTTATGCGATTCTATGCGATGTTATGCGTTCATGTATATAGTGGCGTCCATAAAAAAGCCCGGGATGTCCCGGGCTCACGTGGTGCCAGTTACTCTGGTTAAGTATGCCGGTAACCGTCTGGCTCAATTCCCACCACCATTCCGCACCAATCTAAAAGCAAGGTGTCCGGGCAACCAATTTCCGGAAACGCTCGCGCCTTCAACTGATCTACCGTTTCGCACCCGTCCGGGTTTTTAATAAATAGCTCGTGAATGGCTTCAATTTGGGAGGCGTTCATATGCTGATGCTCGCGCCTTCCAGAAGGTCGGTTAGCTGATCGCTGATATCGTATTCGTCGAACGCCTGAACGATGGCGTTGTCGACCTCTTCGTCAATCATGTACCGGTCGTCACTGTAAGAACGTTCGTCAACAAACCGTTGCTCGATTGTGTCAAAGTCAAAGCGGCTATCGCTTTTCGTCATTTCCTGATCAACGTAATACCTGACGGTAGGTTCTACTTCGTTTTTAACGATGTCCCGGATCAAATCGCCCAGTGCAATGTCCTGATGATGAAAAGGTCGGACCTCATCGGATTGCCCCGCTTCCTCACGAGCGACGGAGCAAGCCAAGTTCCATGCCATGTGGGCGCAAACAGTCGCTGCCGTCCGTTCGGCAGTTGAAAAGGTGCTGATGTATGCCAGTAAAGCATCATAGCTTGTGGGAGTTGTGTAAAGATCTATTGCACTGTCTTTCAATAATTTAGTCATCTTGGTGCCTTTTAGTTAGTTAGTTTGCGGCTTTGCCTAGCCGTCGAGCAAGTTTAAACGGGGGTATAGGATAAAGTCAACTGCTGTAGTAGGCCTCATCAAAGGCGTGAAGATTCGGGGCGTTGCGATGGTTCGGGCGGGCTCGCAATACCGCGGCGGCGTCGATCATCGAAAAGGCATACAGTCGATTTGCCTCCGCGTTGTCCAGCCAAGCGTCATCGGATCCGCAAGGTAACGGCGGGCAGGGCATCCGACTTCTATCCAACAAATTTAGTCCCCGGAGTTCGAGATCATCCGCGTCAGCCTTGGGCGGCGCTGGGAACATGTTGTTGAGGACCTTCCTACGAGTTGCAGGGGGCGTATCTTCAACCATAATTTTGCGCCATTTAAGCTTTTCCAACGCAACCTTCCTACGTTTGTCTTGAAGATCACGCAAAAAGCTTTGTCCACATATTTGTTCTGAGATACCGTAATCGTCGTCATTCATTGCCTTCGCCTTTCGTTAGTGAGTCTTGACATTATAGCATACTTTAACATAGATATCCAGATACCAAAAAGCCCGGGGTTAACCGGGCTTGGGGTTTAGCTAGATTAGAAGGTCAAAGGTCATCTACGTTGCCGCATTCACTGCACCATCCATCTTCGTCGTAATCGCAGGGATAGCCCTCCGAACAAGTTTCGGGCTCATCAACTTGATGATCCCAGCCTTCGATAGATTCTCGCAACCTGTTCACGATTGTTTACCCACCCATAGCGTGATGGTCGAATCCCAATCAAGGTCGGTCGACATGTCAACCACACTGGACAATTCGAGATCCTTGATGAGGTTACCTTTTTTGCGTTTAAAGCTTCCGCTTTTATTAGTCTGATAGACATTCGTTGTTTCCCGATACTCTAGTATCGGATTGTTCAGCAAGTTCTCCTCAGTTATCGATAGCCCATATTCTTTTTCTAAATAAGCGTAAATAGCTTCCATAAACTCGTGGTTTTGTAATGTGATTTCCATATCTATTTGCCTCTAAGGAGTTGTCAGTTTAGTGAGTCGGTTGTAACGAATCGTGACTTTAACGCCATCACGAATCGAGCAGGGCTTACCATCGTAATTAGAACTAATGTCAGAGATCATAAAATCCTTGTTATTGTACCAATCCTGCTTTGCTGCCTTCGCCGTGGTGTAGTCACGTCCGTAAGCGGGGGTTACTTGAATCATAATTAATCGCCTTTTTGTTAGTGAGCTTGTGACTATCGCATACTTTAGTATACGTGTATACCCCTCCCAAAAAAAAGCCCGGGGTTAACCGGGCCTCTTTAAAGTGCAGTTTGGCTACCGCCTGTCGCTCAGTTCCATACCGCAATAAATTATCTCATCGCTGTAGTAGCTTGCGTTATCACAGTCAGGTAGCGCCTTTAGAGCCTCCTTACAATCCGCAATCGTAAACCTTAAAGAGGCCTCCGACATGCCTTTCAGCTTACGCTTATACTCTACGTGGTTCATTACCTTGCGGTCGCACATGTTTATCGGCTCCCGCTATGTTCTAGGGCCCACCGTTGTATAGCCATATCATTACGTTGGTCTTTAGTTTCCTTGATGCTTTCCTCAACTCGATCCAAAAGCTCCCAGCTCTGGCGAGACATGCCGCCCTTATCAATTAAAGATTTCTGATATTCCATCATAGTGTCCAGAAGCTTTATCAGTTGCGCTCGTTCGATTTTCATCACTTACGCCTCTTGGTTGTTGGCTTTTTACGGGATTCGTTTAGGTCATTCGCAGCATCTTCGCCATATAGCAATTTATACAGCCAATCAATAAAAAACATACCTTTACCTTTTTAGTTTGCAAGAGTATGCGAGTTTATGAGATTAGATGGGAGAGATCAAGCTCATTATGACGTCCCAATCAAGCTCAGAGTCTGTCCAGTAAAGCGGAGGAACTTTTAGGCCTTCCATCTTTAATTCCATGGCAAGGCTGCCGTGGTACAGATAGAAAGATTGCGGTTTGTTTTTTGTTGCCAGCTTCCGGACCAGCACCCAGACGCTGCCTTTACCGTTTTTAGTAAGCCACGCCACTTGATGTGGTCGCAGATCACATGCGTTACCCGCGGTGGCCTTCAGTTCAACAAAATGAAACCCGCCCTTTTCATCGCAGGTAAGAACATCAGGTACACCGGGCATCGCCCACGTTTCAATGCGTGTTGTGGTCCATTCTCTCAAGCTCTTCTTCAAACCCGCTTTCATCATTCTCCACAAGTCGGCTTCTCGCTTTGTCGCGGTTGCTGGTACTGCCCTCTCCTTCGGGAGTAATGTCGATAGTGATGGGCTCATAAGTCTGTTTTAACTCCTTCAGTGCTAATTCAACTTCGTCTTTTGTCATGCTGTCGATACTGCCATGCCTAATCTCAGATTTAGAGACGTAAATGTCTCCTTGGGCTTGGCCTCTACGATACTCGGCTTGGACCGCAGCAGAGTAAGCCCCGTTGGTTAGCGCCATGTCCCTGATGTTTTGGAGGTCTCGCAAGTGTCGCTGGTAATTGACGCCATACTTCTCGTCTAATTCCTGCCGGTACAACTGAATTGCATATACCACATGAGGGCATATGTGGGCGCTAGTCATTTCCCAAGCCCTAGTGTGCGCCGATGCAACGGGGTAACCAGCATTAATAGCAGCCTCCCGCATAGTAATCTGGCCGTCCTTGGACACCAGCTCTTTCACAAACAGTTCTTGCTTGCGCGTAAGCTTAGAGTTCTTAGTCGAAACGGGCCTGCCCCTGCCTCGCTTTTCAGTTACCGCGGGGTCTTTCTTTCTTATTTGAGGCATTGGTCTAATCCTAGTTATTAAGCGGTAGTAGTTTCTCTTAAACCCTACTCCCTGTATAGCGAGATTCAAAATTAAAAAAGAAAAAACAAAACTCAGACCCGCTTAACGCACTTTTGACCTTTAGTTACATAAACTTTAGTTACGTTACATTTATTATTGACAGTGGTGTGTACTCTGAAACCCTTATACATAAAGGGATGAACAAGGAAAGTTACATGGTTACACTGGTTACGCCTATATTTGACTAAACATTATTTTTTATTTTCAAACTCGTATAACAATAGGTGCCGTTTAGCGCGGCCCGTGACCCGCGATCTTACTTCTTCTTCGACTTAGCCCCGGCGCACTTCCAGCGTTTCCTGCTCAGATTGTTCGGGGTGTTAGGGTCATTCTGTTTCTTCTTAGGCAATCGTTTCTTGATCCCCAGACTTCTGGCGCAGTAGCTATCGCCTTTTGACGTACCGGGTTTGACCCGTGCGCCGCCTTTTTTGGCCCGTCCTGCCTGACCGTAGCTTACTTTTTTACCGCTGGAGGTTATTTTAACCTTAGCCTTACCCTTTGCTGGTTTAGCGTTTGCCATGATGCTTCCTCGTTATGGTTGTCGGTACATCCAGATTGCGGCAAACAGAAACACCATAAAGAAGGCCCAAGTAAAAATTGCCGTCCCCACTAATTTCATTGTTTTCCGGAACTCTATTCTGCGCTTTTTGATGAGGCGAAGCTCCTTCTCATGGGCGTACTGAGACTCTTCCATTCGTCGTTTGATCGAAGTGTACAAATCCCCTTGACCCTGCATTAAGCATATGTCTTGGAGTTGCCTATCGAAATTTTTAAGCTGGCGCTTCGCCCCTTCTAGGGCTAAAGCATCCTTATATCCCATCTTCCCGGCTTTAGATTTCTCAACGTCATTGTACTGCTCACTAGCCTCGGCCCATTTGCCGCAGATGCTTTCGAGATTAGCGCCGGATTCCTTGACGGTTTTTATGCCATCGTTCAAGGCTTTCAACGCCGATAAAACCGCTACAACTTCGCCTATCATCAGGGAGATTTGCCGTCAACTAAATATTACTTCAGTTTACAACAGGACTATTTGGTTGAACAGGAGGGTTTGTTACAATAGAACTCGGCCCATGCTTGTCTAGGGTGGTTCGATCCCCTAGTTTTTGCTGCCCGAGGGGAGCGTGGGTCGACCAGTTACCCGGTAGCCAGTAGTCCTAAGATAGTGCCCAGAAGAGCGCAACACGTCACAACAATGCCTACCCAGTAAACATCGTAGTATTCTTGTAACTTAGTAAAGACACTCTTTTCCTGCGCTGTCCACGAGGGCTCGTTGCCCGCGGCCAGCCAAGCGTGAACTTCGTGTTTGGACCATTTGTTAACGGTGCGTGGACCGCGGCCCGAGGATGCTATGGACTTGCGGGGTTTAGGGAACGTGGTGTTTTTCAATCGTCGGTAGACCGTGGGCCGCGACATCTTAGTGATGGCGCATACTTCTTTGATATTAATCAGTTCGACGGGATTACCCATTTCGGTCATTGGTTCTTTTCCTTGACTCTTTTACTGTTTCGGATTGACACATAGCGCACTGGTATTGGTAACCATCGCGGTTGGCCTTGTTCCTATTGTATTTACTGACGTGTAGCTCGTTGTCACATCTCTGGCAAGTTTTAAATTCAATGTTGGTAAAGTCATCCCGTCGAACACGACTCATCCTTGCATTATTCTTTGCCAAGCCTTCTCGGCTTCGTCAATCTTTTCAGCTTTAACTTCGGGCGTTAGCTCGTCATTTTTGTCGATTCGTTCTATTTGCTCGTTGACGATGTGGTTGATCTGAGCGACTGCCCATCCCCATCTGATATCGCTCACCCTTTTTCTGGCTTCCATGTATCCACCTCCGCGTACCATTTGCCTTGTTTAGATTCGCACACTTGCACGTTTATCCATTCGTCTTGCTGAGCGTTGAGCCATGCTGCGAGGTCTTCGCGTTTTATGCTGATGTTGCACTTGATCCAATCGGGAGCCGTGTCCCGCGGTTTCTTAGCCATAAGGCCATCTACAAATATTTTTTCCATGGTATCTCCTAAAGTGCCCCGGCGCAGAGGCAACCGAACCGGGGCGGGTCTTACTCACTAACCAACTAAAGGTAAGCATGTTTCCATGCTCGTGATCATTATACACACATGTATGGGAGATGTGCTACTTAATCGCATATATTATGCTCCGTAAATGTCAGGAGCCGGGTCTTGATTTTGTTTGGGGGTGTTACCTTTCTGGATACGGTCTGACTTGGTCAGGAACCGTTTGCGCCACGGGTGGGCTCGCCTTACTTTCTTCTTCCGCTCAATCTCTTGCTTATCCTTATCTACCACTAAAGCACTCCGATTCTGTTACTAAACAGCAAAACCCTTCTATTCTGTCCGGATTCTCCGAGACAATACGGTCCCGAGTTTCGCGGCATTCGGCAAAAGAGTTGTATTCTTCAAACTTAATCCAGCCTGAGTTGGTTAGCAGCAGGAACAAAGCGATTTTCATACCCACCTAACGCTTAACCATTTAAGGGCCGTCTTGCAGGGCCCGTCTTCAATGGTGTCTTTGGTTCGGCAATCCTTACATCTATTCTTTTGCGAGGGAGAGAATGCTTCAGGGTCTTCTGTTCCGCACCCTCCGCAGAGTTTACCTTTACTCACTTATCTTTTCCTCGGTTGCTTTTTCCTTCTTCATGTCTTCCCTGTACCAATCGAAGACCAGCCGGAGCTGTCCTCCAATGGTTCTACCTTCGGCATGGCTTAGGGCTTTTATCTCTTCGTAGACCTCTCGGTGAACGAGAATACTTTTCCAGCGTGATGTATCCATTTTTATTTCCATTGACATCGGATGTGTAGGATATTATAGGAAGATATGCAACAAAGCAATTTTCATTAAGGATTGAATACTTCCCTCCGAACGTCGGATAGCCATGCCGCTTTAAGGTCCTTCTTTGGAACTGGAATTAACGTGTCACAGTCTCCGGCTAACATCGCACCCAAAGAAATAGCGGTAAGTATCCCATCTTTTGAAATAGGTATTTCAGTTACTTCGACTTCTGGTTCCACACCGGCTTCATAATAGTAGTCTTGTTCAGCAACAAGTTGTTTACACTTATTGATAACTACTTTTCGGCTGCTATCGTATACGCAGTAAGGGCGACCGTCACACAGAATTCTTTTGTAATAAATTTTCATTACACCTCCTCCGGGTCTAGCCTATCGGCCACCGCGCAAAGAATATCGGCTAACCCTACCGCGGATAATTTGTGGTCTGGCTCGCTGTCCGCGACCATCGCTAAGTCACGTAAGAAGCTTGATAGGTCTTGATTGCTAAGGCTCCCGGGGTCTATGGTTGGTATCGACGCCCAGTATTCTTTGATTGATTTGCCTGAGTTGCTGGGTGATCCGAAGTATCTTTCGTTGGGTAGGAAGCTGTCCACGAGTTTTCTCCCGGGGCTGGCCTCGACGGGATCGTTAAACCATCTACTGGGGTGCCAATCTTCGGGGAAGATCTTTTCTAAGTGCTGAACAACGCTGTTGCAGTATTCGTTATCGTTGTAGTCGCTGATGGCGATCATGGGTTCTTCATCACTGCCGTTGTCCCATATCAAGTAAAACGAGCCGATGTCCGTATAGCAAACATTATCGGAGTCTTGAGTAGAGTTAATAAAGGACACTTTAATGGTGTCTTCCCCGGTCGAGTCTAATGCTTCAAAGATTTCAGATTCGTCTTTAGAGTAGCTAAGGCACCAATCTTCACTATCGAAAACAGATATAAGGTGGCCGTCACTTATTACTTTTGCTACTAACGAGGATGCTAATTTGTGATCTGCTATGTTCATAGAGGTACTCCCTTTATGTTTTTTATGTGTATACTGAAATGGTCCTTACGAGGATGTTTTTAAAAAAGCCCCAGACCTTACTCCCTCTGGGGTTTTTTTTATGTGGGGCCGAAGCCCCAGCCCTTTACTCTT